ACTAAGGAACAAAAAAAAGGAATTATTTCAGATGCGTTAAGAATTGCACAATACAACAAAGCTATACAGAATGAATTAGCTAAAGAAGAGGGATATGGTGCATTAGCAATTCCAGAAGGTGGAGATAGATTCTTCTTTGATCAAGCGATGCAGCAAATATTAGAAAATGACTTTAGTATGTATATTGGTGGTTGGCTTAAAGATGAGCCACGTGGTCAGTACACTAGACAAACTTTAAAAAATTATATTGAAAAAGTTGGTCAAGAAGGATTTACCATAACAACACTTTCGCAATCAGGAAAACAAATAGAAACAGAAGTAGATGCTGAAGTTATTGATAAAGTTATTGGAGATGCTCAAAAAGAAAGCATACTGACAGATCTTGATAATCAAACTATGACTGCGGATACTATTGTTAATAGATATCAACAAACTGTTCTAAGTAATCCTGAGTATAAAAATGCTCCAAAAGAAATTAAATATCAAATCTATACAAATTTAGTTTTAGATTATCCACAATTTAAAGATGAATTACTTGATGCATTTTTAAAAACTGAAAAAGATAAGATAATCCCTAAAACTATTTTAAAACCTGAAGAAACTTCAGACATGTCCGATGAAGACAAATTTAAAACTTTAGAAGACAAATATAGAGGTCAAGCTGTAGAAGAATTAAGTTTATTAGGTAGAAAGTTTTTTGGGTTTGATGTAAATAAAAGAATGGCAGATGTTGAAAGTGCAATGGAAACTGGTAAAATAAATTTCGCAGTTGCATCAGGCGTTAATAATTTTATCAGAAAAGAATTAAATCAAAAAAATCTTAACTTTTATAATTTATCTAGCGAAGAAAGAAATAATTATTTACAACAATATCTAAACTATTTAGAAAAATATCAAGCAACTTTAGCATAGGTCTCATTTATGGCAGACATGAATAATACTTTTGATGCTAATTATTTTTTAAATCTTTTTTATCAGCCTACAGAAAAAGAAGAAGATGAAGAAGAAAAAAAGATAAAGCAACAAGAAAATATAGCCGATTTGTTACAGGAAGAAGAAGTTGAAACTGTAGATAATATTGGTGTCAAAGAACAATTAGACATAGAAGATACATATGCTCCTGTTATTCCACAAGATGTATCAAAACAGCCAACTCCCTCTGTTCAGTTTGATGCTGAATATTTTTTAAATCAATTTAGAGCCGGTCAACAAATTAAACCGGATTATCCTGACGAAATAGATGAGCCTACTGCTGCTCAACGTTTTGAACTTGGTACACGTTTAGAACGTAATACACTTGGTAATCTTTTACGAACTGTGAAAGCAGGAGCCATGACCTTTGCAAATAATAAATCTTTACAAGATAATATTGTTGAACTCGAAGAAGAAAGAAAAGCAAGAATATTTGCAGAGATGCAAGATAAATACGGTACGGACTTTACTCGTTACGAGGATGATATTGTAACAACTTCTGGTAAAATTGTAACAGCCATTGCTGATCCGGTAACATTTTTTATTCCTTGGGCAAAGGTTGCAAAGTTAGGTAAGCTTGGAGCCACAGCAACAGGAGCTGCAATTGGTGCTTCTGATATGGCACTGTATGAGTATGCTGCGTATGGAGAGGTTAGTCCAAGTAATGTATTTTTTGGAGCAGCTACAGGAGGTGTCAGTTCCTTGACAGGAAAAATATTATCTAATAAATTTGCAGCACCTAAAGACCCAAACATTAATCTAGGAAAGGTAGATAATATTACTGAAGATACTATTGTACAAACTTCAGTTAAAGCTGAACCAAATATAGTTTTAAATAATAAAGAAATAGATGATTTAGATAACGTTGTTAAATTAATAACTTCAGAAAATCAACCTATTTTAAAAGAGCTAGAAGGTTCTACAGTGTTATTGGATATGTATCGTAAAGCCCAAAACGATATTAAATTACATATGGATGCTGTTGAAGAACTAAGTAAAAAAGTTAATGTGCAAAAAGGTCAATTAGAATTACCAAACATTAAAAAATTAGATGAGAAAAATAAAGCTATTATATCCCCACAAAAACTTGCTTCTTTAGCAAAGAAAAGAAAAGAAGCTGAAGATTTTTTACAAGATGAATTTCTTGATTTATATACAAAATATTCCCGTGGACAAGTTGAACTAACTGAAGGAACTTTAAAAAAGTTTGCTACGGTTGAAGATTATCAATTAACCGATAGTGTTCTTCAAAAAGTTTTATACGAAGCATATAGACCAGTTGTTGGTGCAGGTATTGGTTTTACAGCTGGTACCTTTCTTGGCGATGAAGACGATACTATAAATTATAGTTTAATGGGTGCTGGAATGTTTAGTGGTTTATTATATAATAGAATTAAAGCTGCACCATACTTAACAAAAGAATCTAAAGAAAAAGCTTTTGGAATTATTAATGGTGAGAATGCTAGAATGTTACACAACTTTTTAAAAGTTAAAATTTCTGGAACAACAGCAGCACGAGGCTTGGCACACGGGGGACCTTTAGAAGTATTAAATCGTAATTTATTTCACATTCAAGATGGTAAATATAGAAATATTATAGGTGCTGAACAGGCTGCTGATTTAATTGAAAATACTTTATTAAGACGAGCTTATGATGTTGTACAAAATGCAACAGAAAGACAAAGAATTGCAGCAGGATTATTGAAAACTCAAATTAAAACAAGACAACAGCTTAAAAAAGAATTAAATTTATCTACTGAAGATATGGTAAATGTAGATAATATTATAAAAAATATAAATATCTTTACAAAAGATATGAATAAATATGTTCGTGGTGGTGGAATTAGTTTTGAAGAAATACCAAATTGGAATTTACCACAGATTTATAATCTAAACATGATTCATCAAGATAAAGATTTTGCTATAAAATTATTACGAAAAGCAATCAGAAAACAAGATCCTAAACTTGCTGCAAAAGATGTTAGAATTTTAGCAGATGAAATACATTTAAACATTACAGATTATGGTAGACTAAGTATGTTTGAGGGTAGAAACTTTGATCAAGGAAAGCTTGGTAAGTTTGCAGGAATACCTCAATTAAAAAATTATCAAAAGGAAAGATACTTTACAAACCCTGAAGCAAGAAAAATACTTGCACCTATTCTTGAGAATGATGTTGAAAAAATATTAGAAGTGTGGATAGGTAATACAGTAAAAGGTGTAGAATTTGCTAGAAAGGTTGGACCAAAAGGAGAGATGATAAATAAATTAGTTGGTGAATTAAAACGTCAACGATCATCTGGAGCCATAACCGAAAGAGAATACAAAGAAAAAATAAAACTAATGGGTAGAACTGTTGATGCTTATTTTGGTGTTCTTCATAAAAGCCCTAACGATATTTTACAAAGTAATACAGGTAAGGATATTTTTGCAGTCTTTACATTTTTATCAAATACAACCATGTTACCACGTTCTGCTATTCCAACTATTGGTGATTTGGTTCAGCCTTTCCAAAATAGTAATGTGTTTTCTGCTGTTAAAGGATTTGCAAAAGCTTGGAAAAAAGATAGTATATCTGCTAAATATGGTATTGGTGGTGTTGCAAAAGGATCTACAGATAAAACAAGTACTATTACAAAAGACTTAGAAGGCTTTTATTCAGGAGTTCATCCATCTACAAGATTACAAAGTAAGTTAGGAGATTTAACTAAAGTATTCTTTAAATATAATCTTATGTCTCCTATTACAAACTTAGCTGCGAAGGTTGCATTTAACACAGGAGTAGATGAAGTATTTGAAATAGCTAAAAAAGTAGGAACTAAAAATGCTATTAGTAAATCAACTCGAACAAAATTAAATTTTTTAGGTGCTTCTAAAAACGAAGTGCAATATTTAAATAAATTTAAAAGTGTTGAAGATGCTTTACAAGATGAAACAGCGGAAAGAATATTGGTTAGAGCAGGTCAAAAAACTTTTAACAGAGATGTAGGTTTACCGGGAGTTGGAAATAGATTATTGTTTTCACAAAGTAATAACCCATTAGTTAGATCGCTAGGTTTATTTTTATCTTGGGCACAGTATAAGACAACTCAAATGAATGGACTTATCTCAAGAGTTGAAGACGGAGATGTTAAACTTGCTATAAAAATGTTAGGTACTTTAGGTATATTTGGAGGATTAAGAGAATTACAAATTGAGTTTAGTCCAGCTAAAGAATACTATGAAAAGCATGAGCCTAAAAATTTTAGTCCAAGATGGTGGTCTGAAGCAGCTGGATTAGCAGGGATATTAGATTGGCGAGCAGATAAAATTGCTCGTATCATGGGAACGTATTCAGGTAACGGATATCAAACAGCTTTTGGTTCTATATCTCCTTTATTTGGAGAAGTTGAAAAACTTTACACAGGTGCTGGAAAAACTTATAGAAATTTTGCAGCTGAAGATTATGAAGGTGCGTTAGTATCTACGTTAAAAACTTTACCAATTGGTAGTGAATTAGTTGAATATTCAAACATGGCTAACGAAGCTTTAACAGGTGATAAATTATTACAAGATGTTCCAAATATTCAACCAAGAGAAAGAAAGTTATTAGAAGGATATGCTACAGGCGGTATAGTAACTGGACCAGACGTACCCTTCACAAAAGAAAACCCTGCCGATAGAGTTGACCCGTTCACTGGTCAACCTTACCAAGAGCAGATGAGTAGATTAGGATTTGGAAATGAATAAAGAATTATGTAAAGCTGAAATTAAAAGACACGAAGGTGAAGTCTTAGCAATTTATGAAGATAGTCTAGGCTATAAAACTCTTGGTGTTGGGCATCTATGTCAACCTAGTGACCCTGAATACGGTTGGGAAATAGGGACACCTGTAACTCAAGA